TTAATCTTATATTTAGAAAAATTAAAACAATATGACAAAGAGTAAACAATCAGCATTACAAAGAATCCAACGTATAATGAAATTCAATTATAACAGGGGATTAAATTCGGAAAGAGTAAACGAAATATATATAAAAATTATTAACTTAAAATTAAAAACAAATGCCAATACCACAACCTAAACAAGGTGAACACGAAAGAGAATTTATACAAAGATGTATGATTGATGAAAAAATGAAAAAGGAATATCCTAATACAGAACAAAGGTTTACAGTTTGTAAAAGTCAAATTAAGAGTAGCAAATAACTACTCTTTTTTTTATGTTAATTTTATGTTAAAATGTTTTTTATAAACAAATAATGTTTATATTTGCTAAATAATAATAACAAACAAAAACAACAAATTATGAAATTAATCAATTTAGAATTAGTAAAAGAATTACTTTGCAATGAATATGAGAGCATAGAGTTAATGGTGTACATCAAAGAAATGAATAGTATTGACTTATCAGATTTCTATGAATTGCATAACATTAAAGATTTAAAGTCAGTATGTAATAGTATAGTTAAAGATATATCTAATTTACATAACATAGATTTTAAGATAACTTATGAAGATAGTGACTTTGACCAAGTAACAATTTATAACAAATAACAATTTAAAAAACAAACAAAATGGACAAACTACAAATTTTATTTAAATTAGAAACTTGCATTTCTATTTTAGAAACAACTGAAAACGTTTATGTACGCAAACAATTAGAATTAATTGCTAATGCATTAGTAAAAGATTGGAATGAATCAGATGCTTATGCACAACAAATTAGAGACGTATTGAATTATGATGAAACAATGAATAATTTAGATAAAATAAGAATATGAATGAAGCTGCATACTTTACAATACAATCTAAAGTACAGGTATTAGATAGAGAATTGTTCAAATACATAAATGAATTAATGTCTGGACAAAGTTTAACATCTGATGAACATTTAAAGATAATGATTGATAGTACAGAAAGAGAATTAGCAACATACGATTACATACTAAAACTAATAATAAACAATGGAAACAAAAATTAAAACATTCGATAACAAACTTTGGGATAAACAAGAACTAATAGACAATATGTATGATGATACATTTTACTATGGTTATTTAGGTAAACAGGCATTAAGTAGTTCAAGTCTTAAAATGGTACTATCAAGTCCTAAAACGTATAAGTACGTTACAAAGTACGGACAAAGTGAAACACAACCATTAAGAGATGGTAAACTATTCCACACAATGATTTTAGAGCCACATAAGATTGATGAATTAACTATTGTAGATGTAGCAACAAAAGCAGGAAAAGCATACAAAGAAGCAAAAGCAGAAGGATTAGAAGTTTACACTACAAATGAAATTAAAGCAGCAGAACGTTTAGCTGATGCAATATTAAGAAACGATGAAGCAGTACACTATATGTCTAAAGCACAATTTGAAATACCAGAAATAGCAATGATTGATGGAATACCATTTAGAGCAAAAGCAGATATATTAAAAGACAATCAAATAGTAGATTTAAAAACTACAACGGGATTAAATGAATTTAGATATTCAGCAGATAAATACAGTTATGATTTACAAGCATATCTTTACAGGGAAATGTTTGGTGTAGATGAATTTGTTTTTGTATGTATAGACAAAGGAAGTTTAGACATTGGAATATTTGAATGTTCAGATGAATTTTATGAAAAAGGCAAACGTAAACTTGAACAAGGTATAGCTAACTATAAATATTTCTTTGGAGAAGATAGCGATGTAGATTTAAATCAATATGTATTAAGAGGAGTATTATAATGGAAAAAGAAAAGAAACATTCGTCAGAAAATTGGCTTGAAAGTCAATATGAAAAAGATATAAATGCTTTAACACCTAAAAAAGAAATAAAAAATGAAAATAAATTTAACTCATAAAATAAACAATGATAAATATACAGAATATATTTATGAAGCATTTGATATACAAAACAAATCAGAATCAAATGTAATTGTTGAAGCTAATTTAGAAAATTTACCTAAAGATTGGAATATAGGTGTAGTTTATGGTGGTAGTGGAACAGGCAAAACTACTATATTAAAAAACTACTTTAAAAAAGAAATGGATAAATCATATTTTGATAATTCTAAATCTTTAATAAGTAACTTTGATTGGTTAGAACCTAAAGATGCTACATTTTTATTATCTGCTATGGGTTTAAGTTCTGTTCCAACTTGGTTACGACCATTCAATACTTTATCTAATGGTGAACAATACAGAGCAAATCTTGCTTATATTGTAGGAAGTGCAAAAGAAAATGAAGTAATATTAATTGATGAATATACATCTGTAGTAGATAGAGATGTTGCTAAAGCTATGTCTAATGCATTACAAAAGTATATTAGAAGAACTAATAAAAAAATTGTACTTGCATCTTGTCACTTTGATATAATGGAATGGTTGCAACCTGATTGGATTTATTCACCATCTAAAGGACGTCTTGAAATAGCGTCACAACTTCGGCAACCAAAAATTGAACTTTCTATATTTCGATGTAGATATGAAACTTGGAATTTATTCAAACAACATCATTATTTAAGTCAAGATTTAAATCAATCGAGTAAATGTTTTATTGCTTTATTTAATGATAAACCTGTTGCTTTTTTAGCAGTTTTACCTTTCCCAAGTGGTTATGTAAAAAAAGCATTTAGAGGAACAAGAACAGTTGTTATTCCTGATTTTCAAGGATTAGGCATTGGATATTAGTTATCAAATTATATAGCATCTCTTTATAAAAAAGAAGGTGATAGATATTTTGTAAAAACTTCAAACCCATCTTTAGGAGAAAAAAGATTAAAATCTAACCAATGGAAAGAAACAAGCAAAAGCAGAAAAATTTTTAGTGAAAAATCTTCAAAAGATATGGGCAATAATTTTTGGGGATTTAATAATAAAAATATGTTTTACGCTTTTGAATATATAGGAGAACCATCAAATGATGATACTTCAATTATTAAATTTAAAAGTGAAGTTTATAAAGATGTAGCACAAAATCAAATATCAATGTTTTAAAATAATTAAAAATGGAAATAACAGAAAGAATAAAACAGATAATAAAGCAAGAAACAAATATAGATGTTTGTAAAATCGGTAGGAAGCATAATATAATTGAAGCAAGAGCATTATATTTTCATTCAATTAAACATTTTAAACCTAAAATGACATTACAAGAAATGGCTGATTCAGTAAATAAGAATCACGCAACTGTAATACATTCACTAAACAACTATTCTATGTATGAAAAGTTTAATGATGAATTAAGATATTTAAAAAACACAATCATAAATCAAATGGAAGAAGAAAACATTTTAAATACAGAAGATAACAATCAGTTAAGATTAGAACTTAAAAAGAGAACTTTAAAAATATCAGAACTGCAAATTAAATTAGAAGAAAGTAATTTAAGAATAAAACAAATGGAAAAAGCAAGATACGAATACAAAATAATAGAACAGTTAACCAACCTTCTTAATGAAACAAAAGGAACAGAACATCAAGAAGTAATGATACTACGCTTACAAGCTATCTATGATATGAATATGAAAGTAATAGAACATAATAAAAACAAATAAGATGAAAAAACAAATTTTTATAGATGATATACACGAGTATGACTACGAATTAATTGATGATTGCCACACATTATTATATAACGGAGGTAATTGGAATAGCGATATATTAAACTCTGAAGCAATTTGTCTTGTTGATGATGGAAATGGATTAGTAATTGGATTTGATAGTTTAGGAGCTACTTCGATTAATATTGATTATGCTGAAGCAGAAAGATTATTTTTAATTCTTAAATTAGCAATCCAACAAGCGAAATACGAAATAGCAACTAAAAAATTATTGTAATGCCAGATATAACAATGTGTTCGGGAAACTTTTGCGAACTATCAACTTTATGTTATAGATATAAAGCAGAACCAAGTAAGTTTAGACAATCATATTTTTGTAAACCTCCTAATAAAGGATTAGAATGTGAATACTTTTGGGAATATAAAACCGATGAAGAATGAATCAACATAAAATGTATAGATGTATAAGGCTGATGCAGTACCTTGAAGATAAACCAAGACATATGCATACAATATCAAGATATCTTGGAGTAAACATAAGAACAGTATACCGGTATATCAAATTATTTGAGGCAGTTGGTTATGTTACAATAAAAGATAAATCAGATAAAATAAGAATATTAAAAACATATTAACTATGAAATATATATTAGTGTTATTAGCTTATGAATTTATAAGGTCAAAGTTAATTTGGCTATGGTATTATTTAATTAAAAAAGGAACAGAATGAGAGAACTTAAAAAGAATTTCTATTGTGGTGATGAAATTGATTATGATGATGGGAAATGTGTAGAACAGTGTAAGAATTGTAAAGATGCCACTGGTGTTGATTATGGATACATTGAAGAAGCTGCTGAAAAGTATATGCCAAAGTCAAACAAATGGACTATAAAAGATATATTCCAAGATGGTGCTAAATGGCAACAAGAAAGAAGTTATAGTGAGGAAGATTTAAAAGAATCTTGGCTTAATGGAATGGAATCAGATAATGGTTTTTTTGGAAGTTTTGAGGAATGGTTTAAACAATTTAAAAAGATATGAGAGCAATATTAGAATTTAATTTACCCGATGACCAAATGGAGTTTAATAGAGCAAATCAGTCTTTAGATATGGCTTGTGCTTTATTTGATATATTACAATTGCGTAAGGCTATGTTTAGAAAATATGAAAATTATATTGATACTCCTGAATGGTCAAGTGTTGTTGATTTTATGGGAAATAAAATAGCAGAGATTCTTGATGCACACAATATTAACATTGATAGATTAATAGAATGAAACCAATACATAAATTTAATAATGGTAAAGGTGCTACATTATGTAATTGGTGTAGCAAGATTATAAATACTGGATTTACTGATGCTTTATACTGTAATGAAATATGTGAATCAAAAAATAAATTTAAAATAGATTATCATAATAAAATTGATGAGGAATTTAAACAGATAAAAGAAAGAGCAAATAATTTAATGAGATTGAAAAAAGGATTTAAAGATAAACAATAATAGATTTTATTTATTTTTAATTCAATAATGATTACTTTTTTGAATATGGAAGATAAAAGAAAATACAACGGTGGTAATAAAAATGCTGGACGTAAACCAAAAGCAGAAGAACAAAAAGTAAACAATATCTTTTTAAAAGCATTAGGTGAACTTTACAATAAAGATACAGAAGAAGAAACAAAGATAGCATTTGTTAAATCTACACTAATGGAATCACAAAGAGGACAGTTGTTTATTGCTGAACATATATTTGGTAAGCCAAAAGAAATTATTGAAGCTACGCACAACGTAAATGATTTTAACATAAAAGATATATTTAAAATTGGAAATAAATCTGAATGAAAAGTATAATCTATTAGGAAGTGATAGTAGGTACTTTGTAATTACAGGTGGAAGGGGTTCAGGGAAATCATATTCTTTGAACTCGTTTCTTCTGTTATTAACTTATGAAGTTGGTCACGTTATATTATTTACAAGATATACTTTAACATCTGCAAATGTTTCTATTATTCCTGAATTTATAGATAAGATTGAAACAGCTAATTTAAGCCACGAATTTTATATTACGAAGGATGAAATAGTAAATCTAAAAACAGGGTCTAAAATACTCTTTAAAGGTATTAAAACAAGTAGTGGAACACAAACTGCAAGTTTAAAATCATTAGCTGGAGTTACAACTTGGGTATTAGATGAAGCAGAAGAATTAAATGATGAAGAAATATTTGAAAAGATTGATTTTAGTATAAGAACTAAAGGAATACAAAATAGAGTTTTATTAGTTTTAAATCCTGCAACAAAAGAACATTTCATTTACAAAAAATTCTTTGAAGATAAAGGAATACAATCAGGTAGTAATTTAATAAAAGGAGATACAACTTATATCCATACAACATACCAAGACAATATAGAAAACCTTTCTGAATCATTTATTAATCAGATTGAAAATATAAAGTTAAGGAGACCTGAAAAGTATAAGCATCAAATATTAGGTGGATGGTTAGATAAAGCTGAAGGAGTTATATTTACTAATTGGACCATTGGAGAATATAAACAAATAGGTAAATCTATCTTTGGCCAAGATTATGGATTTGCTTCGGATGAATCGACTTTATTAGAATGCAACATAGATACAACTAATAAACGAATATACATTAACGAAAGATTTTACTTAAAAGGTTTAACAACATCACAGATATATCAATTAAATAAGCAACACGCTAATGATGGTTTAATAGTTGCTGATTCAGCAGAACCAAGATTAATAAGTGAATTAGCTACATTAGGTTTAAATATAGTACCTGCAATTAAAGGACCAGATTCTGTTACTTATGGTATTAGTGTATTACAAGATTATGATTTAATAGTTTCACCTGAATCAATTAATTTAATAAGAGAATTAAATAACTATTGTTGGTTAGAAAGAAAGTCAAAAACACCACAGGATGCACACAATCATTTACTTGACCCATTAAGATACGCAGTTACATATCAATTAGGAAATGCTAACAAAGGAAATTACTTTATTTACTAAAACAATTAATAACGGTTATAATCACCGTTAAGTAATAAAAACATAAATTATGAGTTATGGTGAAATAATTGCAGTAATACAATGTTACATACATCACGTTAAAGATATACAAGTGGTTATTAATTTGCCAAGAAATATAGGTGAGATTAGAAAGATGCAGGAAATGTATAAGGTTGCAAGTGTTTATTTGAAAAGTTAAATAAATGTTAAAGTAAAATATAAATAACAAAAAGTGTTATATTTGTAAAATATATTTAATCTTAAAACAAACACTATGAAACAATACGAAGTTAAAGGTTGGTACAGATATGCTGACAACGAGAAAGATTATGAGTATGCTAATATAATAGCAGAAAATGAACAAATGGTAATTACATTATTCAAAGATATGTTTACACAAAGATTCTTTGCAATAGATATAAAGGAAATTTAATTAAGGTTAGTTAATAGTTGAAAGGAGCAATCAGAAATGGTTGCTTTTTTTTGTTTAATACAATTATGACTTTATTTTATTATTATAAAAAAATAAACAAATGAAGTTAGAGATTACAATACCAACAAAATTAAGTGAAATTAAACTTTCACAATATCAGGCTTTTTTAAAGATAGCTAAAGACAATGAAGATACAGAATTTCTGCATCAAAAGATGGTGCAGATATTTTGTGGAATAGATTTAAAAGAAGTAGCACAGATTAAATATAAAGATGTAAATGATATAACTACATCTATTGGAAATATGTTTAACCAGAATCATTCTTTTATACCTACGTTTAAAATGGGAGGAACTGAATTTGGTTTTATTCCTAATTTAGATGAAATGACATTTGGAGAGTATACAGATTTAGACACTTATATTACTGATTGGGATGAAATACATAAAGCAATGGCAGTATTGTATAGACCAATTAAAAAGAAAGGCTTAAATGGCACGTATGAGATTGAAGATTATAATGGAACTATAACGTATGCTGAAGTAATGAAGTATGCACCATTAGATGTTTGTTTAGGTGCAACGGTTTTTTTTTACAGTTTAGGCAACGAATTATTGAAAGCTACGATTCATTATTTGGACAAGGACAAGGAGATACAGAATATTCTGCAACGGCAAATTTCAATTCCAGATTCGGATGGTATAGTAGCCTCTATGCTCTTAGTCAAGGAGACGTTACAAGATTTGATTCCGTTACAAGATTACCAATCAACCAATGTTTAACATATCTAACATTCGAAAAAGAAAAGAATAAAATAGAATCTGATTTAATTAAAAGACAGAATAGATGACATCACATTATTACGAAATAACACAAGCAATTAAGAACCAATTAAAGGAAGATTTATTTGTAAATACAGTTACTATTGGAGATATATTTAAAGTTGATTTAAACAAGCTTACAATCTTTCCTTTGAGCCATATTATAATTAATTCAGCAACTTATTTAGGTTCAACTTGGAATTACAATGTATCTATATTATGTATGGATATAGTTGATGAAAGTAAATCATTAACAACTGATATATTTTTAGGTAATGATAATGAACAAGATGTTTTAAACACACAATTAATGGTAGTTAATAGATTCTTGGAAGTTTTACGAATGGGTAAACTTGCTGAAGATTATGAATTAATAGGTACACCATCTTGCGAATTTTTTACTGAAAGATTTGAAAATAAAATGGCAGGAGTTACAGTTACATTTGAAATGGCAATTCAAAACCAAATGACAAAATGTTAGAAGTTGAAAAGACTTTAAAAAAATTTAGGGATTATGTTATCCAACAATCCAGAAGTAATTTAACCAAAGGTGGTAAAAATAGTTCTAAAGAATTATATAATTCAATCGATGGTGAAGTAGTTACTGAAAATGGATTTAGCATAGTTGGTTTTACAATGGCAGAATACGGTGCTTACCAAGACAAAGGGGTTTCAGGTAAGATTAAAAAATACAATACACCATATAGTTATAAAAATAAAATGCCACCTGTAAAAGCATTTGATAAATGGATGGTAAGAAAAGGTATTGCACCAAGAAATGCTAAAGGAGAATTTCAATCAAGAAAAGGTTTACAATATGCAATAGCAAGAAGTATATTTTTAAATGGAATTAAACCTTCTTTATTTTTTACTAAACCATTTGAAGCAGGATATAAAAAGTATATAGATATAGATTTAATAAAAGCATTTGGACAAGATGTTGAAACAATGGTAGATTATAATTTAAAAGATATAAAATGAACATAGTAAAGATTTATAAAGGAGAAGATACAATTCCAACATTTATAATAGAATCACAAGATATAATTAATTCATCTGCATATATTAATTTATGGGATTGCAAAGAAGAAATATATATAGATGAAAATTTGATTGATACAATATACCATACAATATGAAAGTAGTAAAAGTAAGAAGTCCATTTATAATTGAAGTAGCAGAAACTGGACAAATAGGAAGTAAAATAGAATTATCAATTTGGAATAAGGGAAATGCAGTTCCATCATCTGGTGTTGGTTTTTATTCTCTTTCAAAAGCAATACCAAGTGCAACACAAATTAATACATCTTACAATATTTCGAATTATGTAAGGGAGTTTATTGAAAATGTTAAACCAAATAATTACGATTTAAATCCGGGCATTGATATTTATGCAGATAATATATACGAATGGGTAAATTTTAAAGTAAAAAGATATAAATTAGTTGGAAGTACTTATACATTATTAGATGAAACTGATTATGTAGGAGTTAATGGTTTTACAAATTATTTAGATGGTTACCAAACTACAACTGATTCTGTATTTAATTTATTAGGCAATACAAATATTAATTTTAATTATTACAGTGGAACATATTCAGATTTAAAAATGGAGTATGTTAATTTATTAATTGACAGACCAGCAACAACTACAACATCTGTAAAATATGAAAGAATTGATGGTACGACATTTTCATTTACTACTAATTTTTTGATTGGGCAAATTGGAATATACAATGTAAAAATACCAATAACACCAATTATATATGATGTAAGATTTATAAATGGTTGCAAGGTTACAGTTACATCAACACCTGTTAGTGGTAGTCCTATTGTTTATATTTTTTATACATATCCAACTGAAGAATGTAAATATACACCTGTTAGATGTTCTTTTGTAAATCGATATGGTGGTTGGAAGGATATTATATTCTTTAAGCAACAAACTAATAGCATTGCAGTAAAAGGAACAGATTATAAATTAATGCCAAGTGCAATAAACTATAACACATCTAAAGGGCAAGTTAAAACATTTAATATAAATGGAACACAAACTATAAAATTAAATACAGGATTTGTAGATGAAAATTATTCAGAATTAATTACTGATTTATTATTGTCAGAAACTGTTTTATTAGATGGTAAACCTGTAATAGTTAAAACACAAGGAAGCGATTTAAAGACAAGTTTAAAAGATAGATTGATAAACTACGAAATGGAGTTTGAATACGCTTATAACCTTATAAATGATGTTGTATGATAGTAGTAGGAATATATATTAAAGATGCAACTACATTAGAATATAATAGAGTAGAATTATTTTCAGATGAAAAAATATCTGTTAATAGTTCTATTCAAAATGTTAATGATATATCCAAAACGTATACAGATTTTAGTCAAACATTTACAGTACCTGCATCAAAACAAAACAATAAAATATTCAGACATTGGTACGAAAATTCAAATGATAATGGATTTAGTACATTAGTTAAAGCTGATGCATATATTGAAATAGATACCATTCCATTTAGAAGTGGTAAGATACAATTAGAAAGTGCAAATGTAAAAGATGGACAACCACAAGATTATAGTATTACATTTATTGGAACTTTAGGTAGTTTAAAAGATAAATTTAATGGTTTATATTTAAAAGATTTAACATTAAATACAACTTATGATTTTGCTTATAGTGCAAGTGATGTATTAAGCAGAATAACTACTGCAACAAGTTCAAATGTAATGTTTCCTTTAATTTCATCTTTAAATAATTGGGGATATGATGTTAATTATGATATTACTGCAAGTGCAACACCTATAAGATATAATGATTTATTTCCAGCGATAAAATTACCAGCAGTTTTAAATATGATTGAAACTCAATTTGCCATTAACTTTGAAGGAACATTTTTAAGTGATGCAAAATTTACAAATGCTTATTTATGGTTAAAGAATTCAGATACATTTAAAACAAATTTATTTCAACAAATTGATTTTACTACTAAAGGAAATTTAGAAGATTTAGCGGGAGTAACTGTAAATTTAACTGATAATTATTTTATAAGAGCAAATGGTGGTGGAACAAAAATAACAATTATACCACAATCTGGATTTACTACAGTTCCATATACAGTTTATAGATATTTAAATGGAGAAAGATGGGACACTTATACAGATAGTAATGGAGGTACAACTTCATTTGTAGTAAGAACAGATGCCGACCAAAATAAACATTCATTTTATATAGAAACATCTGAAGCATTTCAATTTGTATTTAAAATAGATATGGGTGCTACTTATGGTACTTATACAAAATCTGCTACAATGTCTGCTCAAACAATATCATCTAATATTTCCATTAGGTCTTATATGCCAGAAATAAAAATAGAAGATTTTTTTAGTGGATTATTAAAAATGTTTAATTTAACTTGTTATTCAACTGATGGAATAAATTACACTATTGAACAATTAGAAAGTTATTATACATCAGGAAATACAATAGATATTACTAAATATATTAAATCTGATAATATAAATTTAAATAGAGTAAAAACATATAAGAAAATAAATTTTGAATATGAAAAGTCAGAATCATTTATAAATGTTGGTTTTATGTCAGCTAATGGTATAGAGTACGGTTCATTATTTTACAATACTCAAAATGATGGAGATGAATATTCTGTTAAACTACCTTTTGAAGATTTAAACTTTCAAAATTTAGCTTCATTATTACAAGTTGGTTATTGTTTAAAAACAGACTTTCAACCATATATTCCAAAACCATTAATTTTATATGATTATAATCCAACTGCATTAACTTCATTAGGTTCAGATTTTTTTTATTTTTCAACTCCTACAACTGGAGCATTGGCATATTATGCTTATAAAGCATTTGGACAAGAAACTTTAATAAGTGGTGAAACATACGGATTAAATTTTAATGAACAACAAAGTACATTAACAAATTTACCAGTTCCAAATGGTTTGTATAGAAATTATTACGAACAATATTTTGCTAATATATTTGATTATAAAGCACGATTAATTAAAGTTAGTGGAATATTACCAACATCATTATTAACTACGCTTAAATTAAACGATAGGCTTGTTATAAGAGATAAGAGATATTTGATTAACACGTTCACAACAGATTTAACAACAGGAGAAGTTCAATTTGAATTACTAACAGACAATAGATAATTATGATAAAGCACATTTTAGATTTATTAGCATTAGATGAATTTTACGGACAAAGTGAATTGATTGAAATAGCTAAAGGAAAATACCAAAGACCAACAACATTAAAACAAGGATTTAATAAAATCAAAAGAGAAATAAAATGGCTGAAAAGAAAACAATAGAGTTAGAAATTACATCGAATTTAGCTGATGCTGAAAAATCTCTTGGTAGTTTAAAATCTCAATTAAGAAATGCACAAGCAGAAGTAGCTTCATTATCTGATAAGTTTGGAGCAACATCTAAAGAAGCAGTAAACGCAGCAAAGAACGCTGCTATATTAGCTGATAAAATAGGAGATGCAAAAGCATTAACAGACGCATTTAATCCTGATGCAAAATTTAAAGCATTATCAGGTTCTTTAAATGGAATAGCTGGAGGTTTTTCTGTTGTTACAGGTGTAATGGGAACTTTAGGAACTGAAAGTAAAGATGTAGAACAAGCTATTTTAAAAGTTCAGTCTGCTATGGCTATTGCAAGTGGTGCTCAAGCAATAGGTGAAAGTGTAGACCAATTTAGGCAATTAGGAGCAGTTGTAAAAAGTTATGCAATTGTTCAGAAAGCTATTACTGCAGGGCAATGGCTTTGGAATGCTGCTATGGCTGCAAATCCTATTGGATTACTTGTAGCTGGAGTAGCTGCTTTAGTTGCAGGAGGAGTTGCTTTAACAAATTATTTTATGTCAAATGCAGAAGCTGCAAAAATAAATACTGCTTCTATAAATGCAAATAAAACTGCATTAAATAATCAATCTAAAACTGCTGATAGTGCTTCTAAATCATTACAAACAAATTCTGATTATCAATTAGCAATGGCTAAAGCATCAGGTGCTTCTACAGATGCTATTAGAAAATTAGAATTAAAATTAATAGATGAGAAAATAGCTTTTGCAAATTCAAGTAGAGAAATAGCTAAAAACACATACCATAAAAATTTAAATGCTTTAGCAAGTTTAAAAGCAGCTGATGCAGATGAAGAACAAATAAAAGCACAAGAAGAAATAACACGAAAATCATTAGAGGAATTTGGTAAACAAACCAAAAATTTAAATGATGCAAATGCTGAAAAGGGTAATATAATTAGAAAGCAAAATGTTGAGATAAGACAAGAGCAAACTAATCATAATAATGAATTAAGAAATAAAAATAAAGAAGCATCAACAAAAGCAAATGAAGATGCAATAGCTGCTAAAAAAGAATATATAGATAAAGCAAATGCTTTTGATGAAGAAAATAATTTAAAAGCAGTTGATACTGATAAAATAAAAAAAGATACTGCTAATGCTTCAATGATTTCTGATTTAGAAACTAAAGTTGCTATTGGTCAAAATTATGTAGCAGAAAGACGTAAATTAACAGATGAAGAAATACAATATGACATTGATGCTGAAAAAAGAAAAAATGATGCAATAGCAAATTCAAAAGCAAATCTAAATAATATAATAGCAGGATTAGAAACATCAGGATTAGCAAAAACAAAAGCAGGTCAAGTTATATCTAAAGCTATTGCATTAACTCAAATAGGAATAGATAGTGCGGTAGCAATTTCTAAAGCATCAACTTTAGCAAATGCTGAAGGTGTAGCCGCTCAATTAGCATTTCCATTAGTTCCTGGTATTGGTACTATTGCGAGAGTTGTATCTTATGCTTCAACTGCTGCATCTGTTATAGGAAATATTGCAAGAGCAAGACAATTATTATCAAGCGGTGGTTCAGGGGGTGGTTCTGCACCAAGTGGAGGTGGTGGTGGTACAGGAGGAAGTGCTGCTCCTGCTGCTCCTTCATTTAATGTAGTAGGTGCAAGTGCTACAAATCAATTAGCACAAACAATAGGTAATCAACAACAACAACCTATAAAGGCTTATGTAGTTTCTAATGATGTTACAACTGCTCAAAGTTTAGACAGAAATATAATTTCGAGTGCTTCAATAGGATAAACAAAATAAATATAAATTAATTATAATTAAAAAAATAATATGAGAATAGTTGAATTAATAATAGACGAAACTGAAAAGTTAAACGGAATAGAAGCAGTATCAATAGTTGAATTTCCTGCAATAGAATCTAACTTTATTGCATTAAGTGAACATTTAGAACTTGCTAAAGTTGATGATGAAAAAAAGATTTTAATGGGTGCTGCATTAATACCAAATAAAAATATTTACCGTAAAAATGGAGATGATGAATATTATATATTCTTTTCAAATGATACAGTACGTAAAGCAAGTGAATTATTCTTAATGAATAGTAATCAAAATAATGCAACATTAGAACACGAAAAGAAACTAAAAGATTTATCAGTAGTTGAATCTTGGATAGTTGAAGATACTGAAATGGATAAGTCTAAAAAGTATGGTTTAAATGCCCCTGTAGGAACTTGGATGGTATCAATGAAAGTTAATAATGATGCTATTTGGAATGACTTTGTAAAAACAGGAAAGGTTAAAGGATTTTCAATCGAAGGATATTTTAGTGACAAATTAGAAATGAGTTTACAATTAGCAAAAGAACAAGAATTACTTTTAAAAATTAAAGACATCATTTTAAATGGTGAAAAAAAAAAGTAAACCTTGCTAAAATTTCTTTTGATTATGATTCTACATTATCAACTTCAAAAGGAACAGAAATAGCAAAAAGATTAATATCAGAAAATAATGATTTATATATTATTTCTGCAAGAAATTCAAAAGAAGGTTTAATAGAAAAAGCAAATCAATTAGGAATACCTTTAAGTAGAGTTTACGCTACAGGTTCTAATGAAAATAAAATAGCTAAAATTAAAAGTTTAAAAATAGAAACACATTATGATAATAATGAAAATGTTGTTAAACAACTTGAAGGTATTGGAAAATTATTTATTAACGATTAAAAATAAAATTATGTCAGGAAAAACAAGTTCACCAAAAGGTGGTAAAAGAGGTTGCTTATGCAAAGATGGTAAATACTCGCAAAAATGTTGCAATGGAGAATTATCAGAACAAGGAATAGGAAGTTTAGTTTCACAATCTAATGCAGTAGTTAGAGATGGAGCAGGAAATATAATTTCAACAAGAACAACGTAATTTATAACAAAGTGTTATAAAAATAATTATAATAAAAAAATATAATATGACAACTGAAAAATTAGTAAACGAGGCTTTGTTTGGAAAAACAAAATTAGCAAGTCAAAAAGTAGAATTGGCTTTTGACTTTTCTAATTACATTAAACAAACAGATACTGCTTTAAAAGCAACATCAATTGCTACAGATAAATTAAATAAAGCTGCTGCATTATATGCTGAAGCTAAAAAATCTTTAACACAATTTCAAGGTGTACCTGATGCATATCAAAAAAATATTGATGGGTATTATAAAAACTATGATAAAACTGCTAAAGAATTAGGTATAGATACTAAAACAACTCAATTCTATAAAGAATATGTAGATGTGGCAAGTAAGATAGGTCAAATAAAAGACAATGTAGACCAAATGAAATCTGCAGTTGCTTCAGTTAAATAATTTTTAAATAAGTAAATATGAATGTAATTAATGAAATCAAAACTCTTTTGGGTATGGAAGTAAAACTTGCTCAAATGAAACTTAAAGATGGAGTTACTGTTATAGAAGCTGATGCTTTTGAACCAGATAACAATGTTTTTATTGTAAACGGTGAGGAAAAAATTCCTATGCCTGTTGGAGAATACGAACTTGAAGATGGTAACATTTTAAAAGTTGATGTTGAAGGTATTATTGCTGCTATTGAAATGCCTGAAGAAGAAGCACCTGCAAATGAAGAAGAAGTTGCTACTCCTGCTGAACAAGAAATGGAAGCTACTACACCTGCAACTCCAAAACGTATTGTTGAATCAGTTTCAAAAGAAATGTTCTTTTCTGAAATTGAAAAATTAAGAACTGAAATTGCTGAATTAAAATTAAGCAAAGAAGTTGTTAAAGAAGAATTAAGTTCTGATGTTGTTGTTGAACCATTAACACATTCACCTGAAGTTAAATCTGAATTAAAATTAAATAAAATATCATCTAATCGCCAAATGACTACACAAGATATAGTTATGGCAAAACTTTTTAACTAAATAAATTATGGCTACTACAACAACAATTTCTTCTCCTACTTATGCTGGAGAATTTGCAGGAAAATATATTTCTGCTGCTTTACTTTCAGGTAACACTATTGCAAATGGTGGTATTGAAGTATTGCCGAATATTAAATTTAAGCAAGTAATTAACAGAATTAATACTGATGCTATTGTTGCAGATGCAACTTGTGATTTTAGTGCTACTTCTACTATTACTATTGCTGAAAAAATTATTCAGCCTGAAGAATTTCAAGTAAATTTACAACTTTGTAAAAAAGATTTTCATCAAACTTGGATGGCGATTCAACAAGGGTATTCTGCTTTTGATTCTTTACCTCCAACATTTGCTGATTATTTAATTTCTCACGTAGCTGCTAAAGTTGCTGAAAAAACAGAGAAAAACATTTGGGCAGGTGTTACTGCTAATGCAGGTGAATTTGATGGATTTACAAGATTGTTAACTTTAGATGCTGGTTTACCTTCTACTCAAGAAGTTGCTGCTACATCTACTAACATTACTGCTGCTTCTACTGTTGTTGCTGAACTTGGTAAACTTGTTGATGCTATTCCTGCTGCATTGTATGGTAAAGAAGATTTGTATCTTTATATCTCACAAGCAACTGCAAGGGCTTATGTACGTGCTTTAGGTGGATTTGGTGCAAGTGGATTAGGTGCTAATGGTACTAACGCAATGGGAACACAATGGTATAATAATGGTTCACTTTCTTTTGATGGTATTAAAATATTTGTTGCAAATGGACTTGCTCCAACTGTTGCGATAGCTGCTCAAAAATCTAACCTTTATTTTGGAACTTCTTTACTTTCTGATGCAAATGAAGTTCAAGTTATAGATTTAAGTCCTCTTGACGGCTCACAAAATGTAAGAATTATAATGCGTTTTACTGCTGCAGTTCAATACGGAAATGTTGCTGATATTACTACTTATGGTATTACAAACGCTGCTAACTAATAATTAGTAACGTATATTAACAAAGGGGTGGTAAAATGCCATCCCTTTTTTTTAACTTTAAAAATATAAAAATATGGCTTGTGATATTTCATTAGGACGGGCTGTTCAATGTAAGGACAGTTTAGGAGGATTAAGAGCAGTTTACTTCATTAATTGGGGTGATGCTACAACAGTAACATATTCTGCAACTGCAGGACAAGAGGATGTTATCACTGCTTTAGGTGGTACTCCTATTGGTTACAAATATGAATTAAAAGGAACTTCAACTTTTGAGCAAACTGTAACAAGTTCAAGAGATAACGGTACTACATTTGTTGACCAAAAATTATCTTTGGATATTAAAAAATTAACAATTGCTGACCATAAACAACTTAAACTTTTAGCTTATGGACGTCCACAAGTTATTATAGAAGATAACAACGGTAATTTCTTTATGGCAGGTTTGACTAAAGGAATGGATTTAGTAACTGCTACTGTATCTACAGGTGCTGCAATGGGTGATGCTTCATCTTATAAAATGGAATTTCAAGGTATGGAAAAAGTTCCTGCTAATTTTATTGTGCCTACTGCTGGTACATTAGTTAGTGCGGTTCTTGCTTCTATTGTTGAAGGTACTGTAGCATAACATTTTGTTTGTTTGTTTTTTTAAAAAGGTGTACTTTAATTAGTATGCCTTTTTTGTTTTAAAACAATTTTATGTTTAAATTATTATTATAAAAAAATATTATGATAATTTTAAAAGAACAAAATACTGCACAAACTTTTAGCTTTATTCCAAGAGAATTAAAAGCTACTACTATTGTTTTAAGAAATGAAAATACAGGAAGTGAAACAACTATTGCTGCTGATTTCTTTTTATCAGATTATTATTTAACAACAACATCAATTTTTGATTTAAAAGAAAATACATTTTATAATCTTTCAATCAAGAACAATAACGACATAGTTTATAAGGATAAAGTTTTTTGTACAAATCAAGAAACAAGTACATATACAGTTAATCAAAATCAATACGTAGCAAACACTACAAACAACGAATTTGTAATTTATGAGTAATATATCAATAGTTAATTTAAGTGCTTATACAAGTCCTCAAATTCAAGAAAACAAAAAGAGCAATTATATAGAATACGGAAGTGATAATAATTACTTTCAATATTTAATTGATAGGTATCTTTATAGTGCAACAAACGGTGCTATTATAACAGGTGTTACAAATATGATTTATGGTAAAGGATTAGATGCATTAGATTCTAATCGTAAACCAAATGAATATGCTCAATTCAAATCACTTATTAAAGATTCTGATGTAAAGAAAGTAGCTTTAGAAAGAAAGTTATTAGGAATGGCTGCAATGCAAATTGTAATGGAAAAGAAACAAGTTAAACAAGTTCTTCATTTTCCAATGCAAACATTAAGAGCAGAAAAATGTAATGATAAAGGACAAATTGAGGCTTGGTATTATTTCCCTGATTGGACAAAAAAGAAACCAAGTGAAGAAGCTAAACGTATTCCTGCTTTTGGATTTGGTAATGGTAATGAAGTTGAAATATATGTTATTAAACCTTATGTAAGTGGATTTGATTATTACAGTCCTATTGACTATTCTGGTTCTTTACCTTATGCTTTATTAGAAGAAAATATTGCAGATTATCAAATTAATGATTGTCAAAACGGTTTTAGTGGCACAAAAGTAATTAATTTCAATAATGGTATTCCTTCAGAAGAAATGAGGGATAAAATGAAACGTGATGTACTTGGTAAATTAACAGGTGCAAGAGGAGAAAAAGTTATTGTAGCTTTTAATAGTAATGCTGAATCAAAAACAACTGTTGAAGATTTACCTTTAAATGATGCTCCTGCACATTACGAATATTTATCAAGAGAATGTTTTGAAAAGCTAATAGTAGGACATAGAGTTACAAGTCCAATGTTATTAGGAATTAGAACAGGAGATGGTGGTTTAGGCAACAATGCAGACGAAATAAAGACTGCTACGCTATTATTTGACAACATAGTAATAAAACCATACCAATTAGAAATAATTGACGCATTAGACTCTATTTTAGCTATTAATAATATATCATTAAAGTTATATTTTAAAACGATTCAACCTTTAGAATTTGTAGATACATCAGGAATGAATGCAGAAACTCAAGAAGAAGAAACAGGAGTTAAAATGTCTGCTGATACTAATGTAGAATTAGATGATTTTCTTTCTTCTAAAGGAGAAATACTTTCTGATAATTGGGTTTGTATTGATGAAACAGAAGTTGATTATGATACAGAAGAAGAATTAGATTCTGAAATTAACAATCTAAATAAAAAAAGTACATTATCTAAAATATGGGATTTTGCTACAAGTGTAGCTTCAAGACCAAATGCTAAATCTTCACAAGACGAAACAATAGATAGTTTTAAATTTATTACAAGATATTCTTATACAGGAAATCAAAGTCCAGAAAGAGAATTTTGTCAAAAAATGATGACTGCATCAAATAACGGTAGAGTTTACAGAAAAGAAGATTTAGAAAATGTAAATTCTAAATTAGTTAATGATGGATTTGAACACAATAATACACCTTATAATATCTTCTTATATAAAGGTGGACCAAGATGCCATCATAAATTTTTAAGAAAGACTTTTGTAAATATGGAAGGTGTTAAAATTGATGTTAATAATCCTAATGCAAAAACAATATCTGTTGCAACTGCTGAAAAATATGGTTATAGAATTAGAAACTCAAAAGAAGTAGCAATGATGCCAAATGATATGCCTTTAAAAGGTTTTCATCCAAATAATAAAAATTTACCTAAAGACGTTTAAAAATGGCACAAGGATTATTCATAAGCACAAATGACATAGTTAAATTTACTAATTTGAATGGTAATTTAGACCCTGATATATATACTCAATATATATTTCAAGCACAACAATTACATATACAAAACTATTTAGGAACTAAACTATATGATAAAATAAACGATGGGATTGTAGCAGGTAATTTAGCAAGTCCATATACAACGCTTTTAAGCAAATATATTAAACCAATGGTAATACATTGGGCAATGGTAGAGTTTTTACCTTACGCTGCTTATAAAGTATCAAATAAAGGAGTATTTAAACATAATTCTGAAAACAGTTCTACAGTTGAAAAGTCTGAAATAG